TAAGAAGATAACTTTTCCCAGTCAATCTTACTAGGGAAGTCTTTCAGTAACGCTTTGTATTCATCCTTGGTACACTCTTGATAGGGTGCTTGCTGATAGGTATGATCTGAGTGTGGCAGAAAAGACACACCACTCATCTCATCAAAATTCTTATATACAAAAGCACCTACCTCTAGCCATTCGTCATCCATAACTGAAATGGTTACAGAAGGCTTGTGTTCACACCAGTGTCGCTGATATGTTAACCACATCTCTAGTTGATCTATGGCTGTCATGTCGTTACGAGTTACAGCATTTTTAGGTGACGCAATCGGAAACGTAAACACAGTGGTAGTATCTGGCTTCATTACGCATAACTCTGAAGGTATACCCTGGTCTTTCATAAACTGGGTAATAGGATCTTTGTTGTCACCTCTAACAGTCCTATGATAATACTGGCTGTGTCTAGCGTGGATGCCAGACGCACTGTCTACAAGTTGTGATACAGTTCCACTAGGCTTGACGCAAGTAATAGCAGTAGACTGCTGCACACCTAAACGCTCTGCCCATTCCTTGTTAGTATCAACAGCAACAAGACGAAGATGATCTAGCGTTTGTGCTAGTCCTTTGTTCTTAGCTGTGAGCAATGGGTTGTCCATTATACCTGTAAGGGACACGCCTAGTAGTCTTTCTTCTTCAGTATTGTTCTGCCAAACCTTACGTAGATAGGGGAACTTAGTAAAGGTAGATTGTAATGTACCAATTATAGTAGCTAGTCTAACTTTATTAGATAGGCTCTTTAAATCGTCTGTAACTCTTACAACTACTTCACTTAAATTGCAAAATTGGTATGGGCGTAATATAATCTCGCTGCAAGGATTTGTCCCAAACTCCCATTCAGTGTCCCGTCTATCATTCTTAGCTGCTTGTTTCTTACTAGCCTGTCTGTTGAAGATGCCGCGCTCTCCTGACTTAGACTCAACTAGTGCAGTCCATTCACGTAAGAATGTCTCCATGTCTGGCTTTTCTGTGTAACTAACTGAGTTGTTAGCCAATGCTCTGTGCGGGGCAGTTTCCCACCAGTTGCCTGACTTAGCATGTCTCATACGGTCATCTGATAAGTTTGACAACGAGATCATAGCACTACGCCTTACCCCACCGCTGACTACAATTTCTCCTACTTTACACATAATATCGTGGCACTCTAAGCTAGACAACCTGCGGTTCTGTGCGCCTTTGAATGTAGCAATACAGAAGTTAAATAGATCTATCAAAGGTGCTGGTCCAGAAGCTCTGCCACCAAATGTTTTTAGTTTAGCTCCTGCAGGTCTAACAAGTGATGTATTCCACTTAGGTATCTCACCTGCCCATAGCAATGCCAGTACTTGTCTAAATGCTTTAGCCCAACCTTCTTTACTGTCCTTAACTATAATAATTGTATCACTATCAAACATTGTTGGTACTTCAGGTAGCTTAGATATGTATTGCCGTTCAACAGAAAAACCGACACCTGTACCACACAGTAGTATAAACATAGCTTCATCAAAACTCTTGGGGTCATCAACTGGAAGGTAACTGCAATTATACCCTGCTGTATTGTCTCGATCTAGTGCAGGTCCTGCTGTCATCATAGCTCTCATAGAGGGCATTACTTGCAGAGATATGATAGCGTCATACAACTCTTTTCTTGTGTCTGTATCTAGGCCATTTATTTTTCTTAACTCAATAATGTAACGTGATACAGTTTCGTGCCAACTTTCTCTGCGGCCCTCCGTGTCTAGCCATCTTGCGTAGCGTGATTTGTGAATGAAAGATTGATAGTCCGTTGGTAAATAGTTACCGTCCATAGTCTTTTCCCCTGACTTTAATTTTTTCTATTCTTACATCGTCAATATCATGCAATGCATTTGCTATTACTTCTTCAACATCTCTCTCGTGTTCATCTTCTACTAATGATAGGACATTGCCCTCTTCGTCTACCTTCATTGCAAAAGATATATGGAAAGATCTGTAGCTCATCTTTTTTCCGCCATTCGTTCCTCATAGGTACGTATTCTGTTTGTATACCAAGCAGATTTATCTAAATCTTCATCGCCATTCTTATACCCCTCACGCCAAGTATATTTAATAATGTTACCTTTGCAGTATCCCCTAAACTCCTCTGGAGTAAGTGCCGCTTCAATAGCCTCAATGCACTCAATGCCAGCGTGATTATAATGAGGAGGTTGATTAACCATATCGTCTGTCATGCGTTGCCTTTTGTTTTAGTTAGCGGGCCAAACTTTATTACGTTGCCCCCTGATGTTTCTATTTCTACTTCGGGTAATCCGTTTGTTTCTTCTTCTGCATCTTGTTCAAACATCTCTATCATCTCATCTCTACGCTCTTCTATTATTGACACAACATCAGGGAACTCGTGAGCAATACTTAAAAAGGCACTCAGGAATGTAGCACACCTAATAAGATCTGTTACTATATCTTTATCTAATTTATTTTCTGGGCCAAGAGCTAATCCTGTAGATATTAAACCAGTCCACTCTCCTTCAGTATTAAAATGTATTGGGCGAAGTATAAGAGCAACTTCATCGTCTGCTAATGTGTATCCCATTATGTATCCTTTCTTTTTGTTTTTAACTTTATCACAGTAGCAGAAGTACACCTACCTTTTTCTGTTAGCCATTCTATAGGGATAACTCTGTGCGACCACTTAAAGTTATTCTTCTCACACCATCCTGAGTAACGAGTCTTAGAACCTTTATACAGTTTAGCCTGGGCATTACTAAATACAAAACGTATATCTAGTTCAGGGTGTTGCTTTTGAATAGCTAAATGCTTACGCCTGTCATCATTATCAAACAATCCTTTAGCCTCACATATGATGCCGTTGTCTAACTGAAAGTCAGGTGTGTAGGTACGATACCGAAGATCCTCCCATTGGACCTTCAGTAGTTCGTAGCGTACTTCTTTTTGGTGATGTGTTAAGTAGTCAGCAAGTGTTTCTTCTAAGCCACTTCTGTAGCGTCGAGAATTGTGTCTACGTTTGCTATTATTCTTTTTTACCATCTGTTAGGAGAGCCTTTAATTCATCAATTTTAACTCTACCTATTGCATTTACACAGTTAAATGCGTGACCTAAAAAACCAGATGTACTTGTATTAATTTTTAAAAGTTCAACTAATTCTTTCTGTTCATTTGTCATATTATCTGTGTCGTAGTCTGTACCTTCAATTGTCATCTTTACCATTATGCTGCCTCTTTATGTGAATTTATTTCTATGTAGTATGCCACTGGTTTTACTTTTGCTTTAGATAGCAAGGAGTCCCTAATCTGTAATTCAGGCCAGCACTTCTTTTTGTATGAACAGAACCCACACGTTTTATGTAGCACTACATTTCCTGTTAGTTTTCTACTAAACGTTTCAGGTACGGGTTCAAAGCATCTTTCAAAGGGCATATCATTATTTAGATAATCTGCAGTAGCCCTCATCTTTTCAAGTTCAGCAGGTACGTCCATCTCCTCCGTTGCCGAAAGATATTTGTATCTACCATCTTGTTTATTTATGATCCACCAACCGCCAACCTCGTGGCCTGATGCTGTGGCATACCCTGCCAATTGAGATACATAGCCAAAGTCATCTGAACTGCTTAGGTCATAGAAGCTAGAAAACTTTTTCTCGTAGCCATAAGGAGTAGTTGATTTTACGTCATCAACTCTATTGTCTAGTACTAAGTCGTACTCCCCTTTAACTTTAGTTCCATTACCTAAGTCTAATGTTACCTTATCGTTATCCTTAAAGGGAACACCTGCGGCTCTAAGTACTCCCTTAAACACTGCTTCAATTATCCCACCAAACAACATATTAATTAAAAAGTTATGTTTAAAAGGTTCTTTGTCTTCGGGGCTATTCTTTTCAAACCAAAGTTGGCACTTAGGACGGCCTATGTTTGACATCCTAAGTCTAAAGTCACCACGAGGACCACTGGTTAGTTGCTGTTTAAATGCGTCTTTAACATCCGTAGCAACTTGATCTATTATATCCTCAGAGAAGTTTGCTCTGCCTGCCAGTGCTTCCTCGATAAAAGAATCAATAAATAATTCCTTTTCATGTGCCATTATATAGCTGCCCCTTCAACATTGACTAACTGTGAAACCAGTGTTTCCTCTTCGCTATTTAGTTCTTCTTTGTTTAGCTTTGCCCACTGTTCAGTAACATAAGTATTTCGCATTTTAATCCAGTCAGTAAAACTATGTACTGTTTCTCGTTCTCTACTAATAAATTCAGCAAGCGTATCTGCTTTTTCCTCCTCTTTAATAGAGAAAGACATTGTAGAAAATGCTATAGAACCTTCATGCCGTATTGAATCAAGACGTATGTCTACAACATTGGCTTTAGTACATTCATATTTCTTGTTTATTTTATGAATAATATCATTTAATGCTTTTTTACTCTGTGCATTTGTAATCTCCATAGTAAACGGAATATTGTCTAAACCTTCAATAGCTTTGCCAGTTTCATCCATGCACCCCCCATCAAAACTTATTTTTCCCATCATGCAAAGAGTATGTTTTCTCTCTCTATAATGCGTTTTTTCCGATGAAGATAAACCTTCCCAGTCTTTGACGGAGGGACCACGGCCTACATTAAATGTACCCATTGTATCTTTTAAATCCCCTTTTAACCATTCATCGTCAACTAATACTGTTCTTTGAGTTCTTTGACTACCATCGTCCCAATAAGTATAGAGATATTTTTTACCGAAAAAACGAATTAGTGGATTAATACAATACACTTTTTGTTTATTTATATATAGTTCGTAAGCTCCTACGGGAATAACTTCCGTTTTAAGTATCTTACCTGCTACTTCTAAATCTCCCATCTTAGCGGTTTGTACTAGTTTAAGAGAGCCTAATTTTGATTCTTGTCTTACTGCAACTGTGGAACCATAAAGTTCTTCGAGTAAAGCAGAGTCTTCGTCGTTTATAATTGAAATACTTGTATTCATAATGTTACCTCTGTGGGGTTAAAAAGAGTCTTAAGTTATACACACAATGTCTTCTGTGTCAAGCCAATTTGGGCCAATCTTTGCTTCTAATAGCATTGGCACATTCATTTTTACATCATAGGCTTCTTCGATAATCTGATCAAGATCATTATTCATATCCATAATAATTTGTATCACATAGTTTTTCTCCTTTGGGTGTACATCAATTACTGTTGAGTCGTGTACTGTGTTGACTAAACAGGATTGTAATGGCTTTAGTCTTTCGTCCATCTCTAGTAGTACAACAGGTACAATATCTCCTGTAGCAAAACCTTGGACTGGATAGTTTTTTATCATAGTAAAGTGTGTGGGCGTTCCATTCTGTCTACGCTCAACATTAGGGAAAGCATACTGGCGACCTGATGGTGTAGTTATCTTGCCATGTCGCATCGCTTCATTGCCTAACTTCTTATGCCACGTAGCTATACCTTGGTACTTCTCATTAAAGTGTTTATAGTATGCCGCTTCTGCTCTGCTTCTACCATAGCCACTTGCACCAAAGAGAGGAGCAAACGTGTGGCCCTTAGCCACCTGACGTGTTGTAGGCTGACCCGCATCGCTGATAACTTTAGCTGTATAAGAATGTACATCAAACCCTGTAGCTATCTCCTGCATTGCTGTCTTATCCTGCGATAGATATGCGGCAACACGAAACTCTAACTGTGCAAAATCTGCCTCAAGTATATGACCGCCCTGCCATCGAGATACAAAGACACGTTTTACGGGGAATGTACCACCACGAGGCATGTTCTGCATATTAGGGTTGCGACCACTGAACCTGCCAGTAGATGTTATGTGCTGAGTTAAACCAACGTGAAGGAAGCCATCCTCTTTTGTGTAGTTACTTATGCCCTCAACAAAGGATGATAGGTATGTAGTCACAGCCGACAATCGTTTTACATCCTGTAAGAATTCTATGGCTGATGTCATACGTTTTGTATTAGCTATAGATATGAGTATGTCTAAGTTATCTTTGCCTGTACTAAACCCATTTGCACTTACCCATTTTTTACTTGGAGGGGAAAACCCTAGACCTGCAAGTTTGTTAGTCTTCTTTAGCTGATACCCTCTACTTAAACAATCGGGACACTTGCTTGCTTTCTTAAAGTTAGAGCCGTCCTTCTTCTTTTTGTATCTACTTCCTTCACCATTACAAACAGGACAACTAAAAGCTATAGTCTTACTAAGTAGTTTGGTATTAGCGGCAACAGCATTTTTAAACTCAGTCGCATCCTTTGTAAAATCAAACAGTTCAACCCATTCTTTCTTATCAATAACCTTCCTGCTAAATATAACCTGAGACACTTGCTCTGGACTGTTAAGATTAACTGGAGTGTCACCCATAAGTTCTCGTATCTGTTTAAACAGCCTGCCCTCTATGTCTGTCTTCTCTTGTTCAAACTCTTTACGAACTACTTGAAGGGCGAGTCTATCCACTCTGAACCCTGACATGTACATTCGGGTAAG